CAGCATATAAGTCTGCATACATTGCCATATGCTGTATTTATACATTATAATAATTTGTGCACGTGTGTTTAGTATACACACGTGCCGCTGTTGGCAAATGATTGTCCAAAATTAAAGGTCAACCAATAATAGCGAAACTATTAAACACTGCATCGGTTGCGGCCGATCCCACACTAACAGACAGTATTGCTGCGCTAGATGCATTATATGGAAAACCTGATAAAATATCATTCCCAGAAGCAGTTGCAAAAGTTCCAGACTCACTACAAGTTCCGAGTATAGAATAGTTTGCGTTTGGCATGGCTACTGAGAAGTTTGCAACATAATAACCATTTGCAGGAGTGTCGTGGGACGACGTTGGCGGAATCACAGGGCTAGGAGCCGCCGCCGAGATGCAAGATATGTTTCCACTTGCTCTAATTATTAATCTTTTAAGCTTAACAGGCCCACTTGAAGTTGTAGAATTCGAGCTGGTAACAGTAAAATTATTTGTATCAATAACAGAAGCAACAACATAAAGACCGTCAAAAGGGTGTGTGTCGCCTGTAACTGCTGTCCCATAATCAATAAAAATAAGATTGCCGGCAATCAATCCGTGGCCTGTTACAACTATTTGAATCGCATTACCGTAGGGGCCCCTAGCATAAGTGCCTGTAACATCTGCGCTTGTCCCATTAGCCTGGAATCCTCCTGTGGCACCAGCAGCAGTTACCCTTGCATCAAAATTGGCCCATGCCCTAACGCCAAAGATTGGTGCAGTTCCGGTTTGCGCTCCACTAAGATTTGTCGCTGTTATAGAGCCATTTGGCAAAACGGCCGTTGATGAAGCCGTAATATTATCAACGGTCAAGCGGCGATTTGTACCATCAAAATTTGCATATGCTGAAGATTTACCATCATACACCTTAACATTTTTAAATGCACTTGTGGCACCTGCACTGCTTGTATAACACAATGCAACTTCATCCAATTCCTCACCTGGATTAATTTGATTTGTGACAATGTTTAAGTGCGGAACACTGTTACTATCAATGGCAGTTTTAAAATTTACCGCAGATGTAAAACCAGACGATGTAATACTACCGCTTGTAATTGTGCCAACACCAACAGTAAGACTTGCACCGCTTAGTGCTCCAGTTGCAGCGATTGTGGTTGATCCTGTAATTGCACCAGTTGCTGCAATTGTTCCTGTTGATACCAAGGCCGAACCTGTAATTGTTGTGCCACCAATTGTACTGGTAGTGGTTATGGCGCCTGCCGCGCTCACCTGCATTTGTGTACCGCTGCCAATCTCAAGATTATTTGCTTTAAGCTTGCCACTTGCAGTAATTGTGCTGCCCGCAACTGGAGTGCTGCTGGTTCCTATTGCGGTTAAACCGGTAATTGTGGTGCCGCTAATGCTTACGGAACCTACATCTAAGGATTCAAATGTGCCATTGCCTAGGCAAGCCACTTGCTCAACCGTCATCTCTCCGTACATGTTAACTGTTGCCGAATCGCCGAAGGTGATCAGGCCTTGCGCGTTGATGCTTATGCGCGATGTCATATTGCCTTCATCGTTTCGGTTAGAAAATACCAATGTTCCACGAACCGTGTTTTCAACTAAAGCAGTTGCAATACACTCAATACTAGCTGCTCTAACATTATTTGCGCCATTGTATCCTTGCCAATCAATGACACCAAGACTGTCATTTGCGCTTACGCCAGCACGGCTTGCCAAGGTACCTCTGCTTTTAGTAAAAGCAAATACACCGCCCAATGCATCAGCAGATGCGCAATAAATTGCAACTCCTGCACCCGCATCAGCACTGGTTCCAAATGCGCCAATGTGAGGCGTGCTTTGTCCACTTGCAGCCGTGGCGTTTTTATATTTGTTGTGAAACGTAAGTGTTGCAGTATGCCCAACAAGAACATTACCATTAGCATCAACTATAAATGGCGAAGTGTCTGGCGTGCTGCTATCTTCAACACGTAGTGCTGGCCCGCTTCCAGTTTGAGTAATTAGGCAGCCATTAAAAGTACTATCTGCATTAATTGTCAGAGCATTGCCGCCACCAACGGCTCCTCCACCATTAATTGTGGTAACCCCACTACTCGTCCAACTTGGATGCCCTGCGCTTAAGTTTACTGGATCAATGTCACTTGCTATCTTATTGATAATACCGTTGGTAGCTTTTCTCCAATCATTAAATATGAATGTGGTGGCAATACCGTTGGTAGTTAATGTTTCAAAATTGATAGTTTCAGATTCAGTAATCATTTGATAGTATTTATTGTGATAAGATTTTGTATTTGCTGTTGCATACTCAACATCATTTCTTTAAGGTTTAACACATCGGTTTGCAACATGTGTATTGTGTGATCCTTTTCAAGAAATGCTTTACGGCGAATTAACATATTTTCATATGATGAAACATCGGTATTAATGATTGCACTTGTAATGACATCACGCTCTAATGTGCAATCATTTTTTACCTTTGGCCTATCACTCATTATAATCCAGTTGTTGCAATTACTTTAAGATTTGCTAGACTTACAACATCATATGTATTGTCCGAAAGGAATACAATCTTAACGGCAAAGGATAGGAAATCATTTGCACTAGAATTGATTACATATTCCGTTTCAGAAAAATCATACAGCGACGATGATAATTTAATTGGATTTGTTGGATTGACTAATGTCCATATTGTTGGAATGGTTTCATTGCCATCATATATAAGTTTAACAAAAACCGCAATGTTTGCTGCTGTCGATGGACGATTTACATCCATATAAACATTCAACTGATTTGCGGCCTTGTCCAATTTAACCAGCTTTGTTACATATCGCGATATGCCTCCTCCAGCATTTAAGGTTGTTTCGGCGAGCACTGAATTGTTTACTTCATTCTTAATTGCAAGAAGCGAAACACGATCCAAGTCAATGACCGGACTTACATAATTGCTTGTTGAAGTTAATGTTGAAGTTAATGTTGTGTTGGTTGCGCTTGCATTATCTATTGTAAAAACACTTTTCAAATCATAATTCTCATATGCTTCAATTGGTGAAACAATTGCATTGCCTCCTGTTCCAAGCGACAGCACATTGGCAATCCCCGTGGATGGAATATTTACGTTGCTCTGTGTAACAACAAATGAAGTTATTGCGGCACTATCAAGATTAACCGTAAAGTTACTTGCTAGTGTAGTGTTGACAGAGCTTCCATTTGACGTCCACACAGTGTTTGTGTTAAACCATGATGCATCGTCAGAGGTACCATATCCTTTGCCACGGTACACAACTTTAACTGCAATTACTGCACCAGTTGCAGGATCAACCGTAACTGTTGCTGTTGCTCTTTTGTATGCTGAGGTTTCCGCTGCATTTGCACCACCACTTGCAGCTGGCATTGGTAGTGTTACTGTTGCGGTCCCGGCTACAAAGCCTGTATTGACAGTTGCAGTTTGAGCATTGACAACAATGCTTGATACACCATCATCCAACACTGGCTTAAATACAATGTTTCCTGATGTTGCAAATTGTGCGCGATTTAGTTTAAACTTTAAGTCGCGTGTCTGCTCGGCGCTCCATGTACTTCCATTCTGACTCTTGAAAAATACACCTGCATAAACATTTTTATTGATTGGTTTAGCCGGACTGCTAGTTACATCAAACCCATTGTTGTCCGCAACCCAAACTCTATAGGCGTCGTCATTTGATATAATCACAAGCGCATATTCTGTGTCTGCTTTTAAATATACAGGATCACTAAATGCAAAGTTTGTAGCAACAGTGGAATTGTCAGATGCGAAGATATACTGTGTTGAAGCTGTATTTCCTGCGGTGGCATATGGATTCTTTGTAACAACCGAAAACGGAACAACGGTCTGCGTTGGATAGCCATTTTCCATTGTAACAATTTGAATTGTCACTGGACTTGTGCTGCTTACCTGTTTAAAGTACAGGTCAACACTTGTTAGGAACGCGCCTGTTGATATATTGCTAAGAATAAAACTTTGTGCTAACGGATCATACCATTTTCTTTTGATATCAACCAAATTGCGTGATTCAGAAACCGCAATGGATTGGGTGTTTGGAATCCGCGTTGTAATAATATCCGTTTCATGACTCTCAGTGATGCCAGTTGCAGTATAGTCTGCTTGTGCAAATGTTGTTGCCTCAGCTTCAATATTTCGCGAACTGTCAGTGAGTTTAAATTCACGAGAACCAACTTTAAATTTTAATGCAACATTGTTTGGTATCAGGAACATTCCTTCAACTTCACCATAAGCATTTGTTAACAATGAACTTGGCGTAAAATCAAGACCACCTGCAATTGCTCCTTTGTAGTCTCTTACAAGAGTAGTTGTTTTAAATGGTACAAATGGTGTATCCATTGTGAATGCACTTATATCAATACCATCAAAGAACGGATATACACGAGTATTTGGCTTTAGTAGTTTTGCTCTAAAGTATACTTTGCGTGAACGTATAAACGGTATAAAGCTAACATCAACTATGCGGTCTTCTTTGCGTTCAACAATATCAGTATATGATAATGTAGTGGTTGTGCCAGTGCGTTTTTGAACACTTTCAGTTGTAATTGTTTTGCGCACTGTCCCAATACTATTTGTTGCAGGATTAAACAACTTTGTGCCTTTATCTTTCTTTGATACTATTCGCTTACCTGTCCATGTTGTTGTCCAGTTATTCCATAGTGTTCCAACTATTGTATCTTTTACGGCGTCATCATATGTACCAGTGTTGACAACAATATTCGATAATGCTGCGGTTGCAACATCTTTCCATTCATCAGTATTGGGACTAAGTTCAATGGTTCCATTAAAAGTAGATATGTTGTATGGGTTAACACTTTCATGACTACTTGCATAAGGTTGGTTGATCAATTCCGCTTCTGCATAACTTAAAGTAGCAATATTATTGCCAATTGCAATGCCTGTAACACCAGATGCGCCTGTGCTAGAAAACCGTTTAAAATCAACGCGGCGAGCTGTGTGTGCAGGACGTACAATACCTTCATCAGGATCAATTGAACAATTGTATGCAGCATTGAAAATATCACCAACATTATTATTTGTGAATCCATCTGTCAGCACGGCATTTTTAAACCGTGAACCAAGTATATCAGTAATTACTTTATTTTGTGCAATGGTTTCAAGCTTTGATAATTCAGTATAAGCTTCAAGACCTGTTATTCGATTGTCAAGCAATCCAATATCACGCATTGTATATCGACGATTGTCAATGTAATTGATTTTTATGTCCGCAGTATTAAATGTATATGCCGGAATTTCCATGGTATACAATGCCATGCTGTTGGCCGGCGTTGAAGGTACGGCTGGCGATATGGCAGGTGTACCTTTTTTAATTGTAAATGAGGCATCGGCACCCACAAGAAGTTTATCAATACGCGGCAAGTAAATAATACTTTTTGATAATAATGCGCTGCCAGGATCAATTTGTTGCTTGCTGTTTGTTGCAGCGGTACCACTCAATATGACTGGACGAAAATCAATAACATCGGACAGTCTTGTACCATTGAATGATGGAATTGTGTCATATGTTAAACCACCTGAGATATTTGTGTTGTTGTTATAACTATTAGCAGTAGCAAACCCATTGAGTACTGCGCCTCCTCGCGCCAAGTATGAATATGTAAATGCTATGGTATCAGTAGAAATAAACACGCGTGTACCATTATACTTTACTTTAACATTGGTATAATAGTTTGAGCGTTGACCATCATCACTAATTGTGCAATCAGACAAAATATTAATTGCACTGCCGCCAGATGGTGTTACAGTTACGGCCGTAAGTTTAAATACATCGGCCTGAGACAATGTAAATTGTGTCACACCTTGTGTTACTGTTCCGGTTCCTGAGCCGCCAGTGCCATTTGCAGTTGCGACAAATACTGTGCCTACGACGCTGTTGATTGCACCAAAAGTGGTAAAATCGGTGCTGCCCACCGTTAAAATTTTGTAACGAGTGCCAGCAACCAGCGCTGTTGCATTTACTGTGCTTGAAATACCAGATCCATTAAATGATTGATTGGCGCTTGTAAGCGTTTTGGTCATTGCAGTTTCACCAGAGTCATCTGTGCCGTCCAATAATACTGGTGTAATTGCAGTATATGAAGCTCCAACGCTCTGACTTGCCACAACATAACCACTTGTTGAAATACTAGTAGGTGTTACAAATGTTCCTCCTACATTTAGTATTGTTGCGCCCGGGCTGGTATCAACAATTGAGCCGCCTGCTGGTATGCTTATGGGTATTAGTGTTTGTCCAGCGCCGCTTGTGATGGTGCCAGTTGATATATTTCTAATAATGTACTTGACACCGCTTACAGTTTTTACTGCATTGTATGGCAGTGCAAAGATTGCTGTGTCCGATGCTGTTTCTGAAAGCGGCTGACTTATGCTAAAGTTAAAAGTATCGGCCGTCAAATACAACCTATTAAGGTCATTTATATTTGCATTTACACCAGTAGATATTTGAATGTCATATAGGTATATACGATATGTTGAGCCACCTTCCAATTCAACGGTTTTTATCTTGCATGTTGCTGGCACTGTTGCAAGTGAGCCAAATGTTAGAATTGGCGTAGTAACCGTGCCACCACTTCCTGTACTAGTGCTCACAATAATTGTGTTTGCTGCGGCATTGATTGATGCAATGGTATTGGACTGATCGTTTACCGTAACTGGCATACCAACAACAAGGCCTGCTGTTCCTGATAAAATATAAATTGACAGTGAGCCAGCCGTGACTGTCGCTTGCTTTGTTACAGACAATACATTTAGGTTAAACCGTTTTGTAATGTCAGTTGTATTTGGCAACAGTGAACCGCTGTCAAATGTTCCCAATACATAATTTCCAATTGCTGCTGATGTATTGGTCAAAAGATCACTTGGGCTTTCATCACGTGCTTTAGTTGCATTGATGTCATATTTGTTGTTGAGTACAACACGGTGTCCTTCAACATATGCTGTTGATTTGTCAACTTCTAATGAATAACGAGTTTTTGCATCTGCAATAAAATCAGCGCCAGTAGCTCCAGGCAATAGTGTTGTACCATAGCCAGCTTTATCAAGATTGGCTGTGGTAAAACGGCCAAAGTTTGTGCCTGTATCATACAATTCACGAATATTAATTGTGAATGGATCAAGCACATAATTACCGCTTTCTTCAAATGTGCGTTGCGCTAATTTTGTATCTAAGCTGCTTGTGCGTTCGTCAACAGTTGCGGTTGGCACACTGTTTACAATTGTTAGCAAAAGAATTTTTGAAATGTTGGCAACACTAACGGTGTCGTTGACATTAAAGCCTAATGTTAAATTTATAACATAACGATCTGCACCCGGTGCACTGTAGTTTGGTGTATTTGCCGCATTGTCAAGCAATGTAATATCCGTAAATGAATCAACATATGATTCAGTCACAGTTAATACTGCTTTGCCTACAACACTGTTATTAGCACTTTCTGTTGCGGATGTAAAGAAATATTTTTGATCAGGTGATGCAACAAAACTTCCTTTGGTAAAAAATATACCAGCTTTCATAAAGATACCGCAAGCATATCCCAATGAAGACAGCGTCAGAGCCAAGCTGTTGTTTGTACCTAGAGTGGTAGCACCAGTAAAATCAGATACATTAACACTGCTAACTATGCTAGATGAACGGTATCTTACATAAAACCGGTATGACGTCCCAGATATCAATTCATATTTTAAAACATCAGCATATATAACACCAGTACCGCCGGCTGGTGTGTATGTTAAATATGTGGTACTTGCTAAACTTGTTGCAGCGCCACCGTATGTGGCCACAACATATTTGACATCATTTGAAAATGTAGTGTCGCCGCCGTATACTGCAGTATTGTCTTTCCATACGCTGCTGCCAAATTTATCAATTTGACTTTGCAGCATACTCTGCATTTGGTTTAACTCTCTTACCTGAACGCTATAGCCCGGTTTAAAAAGTATACGTAGATAATTTTTATCATTTGGTGTGGACGCCGGAGAGTTGCTATCAAGAGTGTTGTAGTCATCATGATAGGTGGAATTATTTGTGGTGATTGCCATTAGAATTGTATAATAATTTTAACTTTTTCGCTTTGTGCGTCTGAACGTGTAATTCTTTTGCGATTTTCGACAAATAGAACTTCACCGCGGCTATATGTAGTAGGATCATCTTTAATTTCGGCATTATCGAGTGCGCCAACTGAACTGTTACTGTATGTAACCACAGTTCCAGTAAGAGTAATTACTCCTTTGGGCGTTATTGTTCCAACCGCAACAGTAGTAGAGCCAAGTGCCAATTCATTAAAGCCAGTTGAATAATTTTGGTGGTAATATAATTTATTAGCACCACTGTCATATTTATCGACAACACCCACAACCTTTAATCTTCCATTAAGATTGTCACCAGCTGCTCCTGTAGCACCACTTGTATAAGCTATTGTCTGGCACAGCAATGCTCCTTCAACTAATAGTCCAGTACTGCCTGCTACAGCGGTTGTTGTTAAAAACTTTGATGCATTGTATGTTGCTGGACCAGCACCTGAAGCACCAGTTGGATTTTTAACAACACTAATTTGGCGGTATGAATTCAATAAAGAATCACCGTCAATGTTACCATTTAGAGTTGTTTCTAAACTTGCAAACCATGTAGGCATAACCGTAGATGGCAAATAACCAAAACCGTTGAGTGGCGCAATGATAGGTGAAATGATTGCAGGATAATCTAAAGCATCAACTGCTGTTGCGGTTGTGCTAACAATTCTTACGTTGCCTTTGGTTGCGCCAAGCTGCCATGTTCCTAGGTTAGGCAAGGCTACCGCCGTAATTGTTTTGGACGCCCCTGTAGTTACAGTGGTAATATTTCCAGTTGGGATTGCAACCACATGTGTTGGAGTAACACCACCAGTAGTGTCATCGCTTAAATATAAATAACCGGTTAAAACAGCATCTGCTGCATATTTCCCACCAGTAATTACATGTAAACCAACCACTGCACCACCAGCAGCACTTTTTACCGTTGCTGCTGTGGGAGTGGTACCACTTGTAAGCACACTGTCACGAACAATAATAAACGAATCAGACGCCGGAGACACAATTTCTTGAACCAATACCCAATATGAAGTGCCGGTGCTGTCAGTGCTGGCAACGGTTGCAATTGTATATGCACTTGTATCACTTGGCAGCGTTCCTAATGTTGTAGTAATGGCGGTCTTAGCAACACACATGTACAAGAATGAAGAAGATTCGCTTACGGTGCGCACACCATAACATGGCAATATATTATTGGCAGTATCTGGTAAGAAACATGATGAATCATGAGAATCATATGTCTTATATTTTTTGCCGCTAACCAATGCAACATTTGGTATAGCAAGTTTTGCGGTATCATCACTACCAGTACCCGTTATTCTCTTTAAAGTATTTAAATTATTTAATACTTCAAGACTATCAGTGTAACCGCCAGTCGCGGCTGGTATAGGATATGTTGTATCTTCATACACATCATATGCATCGGATTTACCAATGCCTATATAGTACTTGTTGGTAGCACCTGTTCTAATATCCTCAACAAAAGCTTTTGCATTTGCTCTGCGGAACGTATCGGTAATAATCGCTGACATATTGTGTTTTAATTAAATGTATTTATAAAGGCAAAACCTTGCAGTTTAATCAGGTAAGTAAGCAGCAAGCGTTACATATGCACCAAGATTGTGTCTAATCCCATACTGCGTCAATGAATAGTTTGGTTGACTCATTGCCTCAATTGTACTGTTTAATATGAAATTGTCTACGCAGCCGGCGTCAATAAACTTTAATGCACTATCATAATTGCTAGCATTGAGTATGCCAACGCTTTGAGGTGCACCATTTATATTTTCTTGTATATAAAGTTGGAAATACAATTGTGCACCTCTAAAAAATGTTTTGGCCGTATTGCTATTATTTTCTAGATTGCTATCTACAACCAACAAGAAGAAAAGAATTTTGCTGCGATTCCAACCCGGCTGATATTTTGGAGAATGCTGATGATTAATTGATTTGTCCCAAATTAAAGATTTGAGCCATGAATTGCTATCGGCTGCATCTGACAATGCAAAATAATTTTCAATAACAGTATCCCAATCATTAGCACTAAACAATTGCAAAACAAGTTCAACAAACAATTTCAATCCGGCCGGATGAACAAATTTTAAATAAGGATCCAACCAAAACACTGCATCAGTGTCAGTTTTAATGACATATGAATATGCTTGCCAATAATAACTATCCTGAATTTTATCGGTGTTGGACGGCATACCGTGCACGTCTTTATACTCATATTGCTCAACCAGCGCATATGTTAGAGTATTAACAACGGTACAAAAGTATACCGAACGTGTATTGCCACTTTGCACAATTACATACCTATTGCCATTGACTAAAGCCGTACTACCATTTACTGGTGCACTTGCTGCTACAGTTGGTGTAACTGACAACTGCAATGGTTGACCGCTGGCCGAAAAGGTTCTTACAAATTTTCCTGATGATGGCGCAAATAATTGTTCGCGCGGATATGAAACACTTACAATTTGATTGAGAAATATTCTGAAAAATGCTAATATACTTTCCTCAGAACCGCGCGTATTGTAATAGTTTATGATTATCTTATATAAAGATACCTTGTCTAATACCGTAGAATTTGGTATATTTAAAGCAATAAGTTCACGTATATTATCCAGGTAAAGATTGGACTGTGAATCAATATCTTTATCGGATATTATACTGCCAATTTCATGTGAAGGCAAACCTGAAGTATTGATATATTCATAATACTTTTGTATGAAAGCAATTAAGTTTGCGGCTCCGCTTTGAATATTAGATGGCAATAAAGATTGTGCACGTACACTTTCCAAATTGCGAGGGCGGGCGTCAGCAATACTTAATAACATATGGTTTAGCGATCTCTTTTGAATGTGGTGTATTCGGCATTGCGACTGCTTCCACCAATTGCAATGGTATCAACTTCACCAAATACGCTAAGACGTGTAGAGTCAATTCTTATAAGCTGATTTCTTTTTGGTGCAATATCATTGCTAGCCGGCATAATATCTAAAATGATATCATAATTGTCATCGGCAAAAATAGCATCTATTTCAAATTTACCTGTCAATACATTTATCTCACCAACATCAGTGTTTATTTTGATTCTATCAGTGGTTTCGGCATCAAGATAATATGTGTATAGTCTACGATATGTACTGTCACCAGAAATGGCTTCATCACCCAAAAAGCTTTGCACTCCCTTTATATTAAAAGGATCACATCTAACAATGGTATGCCCATAATCGTCATTGCTTAAAGGCATATTAAATGTAAGAACGGTGCGTTGTTGATTTTGTGGATCAATAATAAATGAGCCGGCAGGATTGCTAACATACACTCTAACCAAAGAATTTAATATGGCGGCACTGTAGTTATCAATACTTCTTAACAATGCAGAGTGTCTAAATACACCATCAAACTTTTGCAAGTTGGACAAATCAAATGCCATTACAGTATCACGTATTGCATTTTCAATTTCTCCCTTTGAAAAATTTGTTTTGCCGGCATTGTATTTGAAAAACACATCAAGCGTTAACGGTATATATGTAGGATCTGAAAATTCAATTGCAACGCTCAATACTTTTTTTGGCTTAAGTATAGCACGTATAGCATCTTTTTGTATATCCGTAAGTGTTAATGTTTCGGTTGGTTTTACACACAAAAATGTTTTGCCATACTGTGGAGGATCATTGTCTTCTCCACCCCATACAGCCACGCTTTGTGCTGCCGGAAAATTTGTTAATATAAGTGTCTTATAATCATCAGCCGTTACTGCTCGGTTTTGACTAACATACGAAGCAGGTGCATTAAAACGTATACTTTCAATATCTTCTTTATCAGATCCACTGCCGCCGTTATTAATTGTAGTAATTGTGTTTTGACTATAATTTGTGTTTGATACAGCAACATTATCTATCAATAAAAATGTAGTTGCACCATTTGCAACGGATCCACTTGTTGTAAGATATTCAATTTCAATAATACTCAAATTGCTAGGTCTTTTGCCAAATACATTATTACCAAATGAAATTTGATATTTACCAAAAATGTTTTCATCCGCAAAATAAATTAGTGAATTGGCATCAACCTCACCAATATTAGCTTCAGTATACTTGGTATACACATTAGAAGTTAATGCTGTTAAAGAATCATATGTGCGAACAATTAATGTTGACATATCTATATTTTCATCGTCTATTTGATAAACCAAACGATCAGTAACACTGTTTACTTGATATCTTTTGGTATCAATAGAGCCTTGATGAATATCTATAGTTTTAGCATATTGATTTGATCCGCTGATATTGGGCATGCTAATTTCATCAAGATTAACAAAATAATATGCAGTTTCGTTTACGACGCTTTTAAACCGTGTGCCGCGCGGCAGTATTATTCCTGATGTTTGAATTGGAACAGCTGCAGCATATGTTAACGTTAAAGATATTCTGGCAGTTGTTGCAGATTTGCTTCGTGGTATATAACCTACCAATTTTGCATTTGATACCACACTGCTTCGCAATTGCGCGCTATCAATAAATGTTTCGTTTAATGCCATGTGCGCAAGCATAGCATTATAATGTGTGTTGTATGCAAGTACATCAAGAAGCTGATTAAGACCGCTTCCACTATAATTCCAATCCTTAAACGGTGAATCTGTTGTGGAGAAAAATGAAATTAGATTTTGTTTGATTGCATCAAAATCCAATTCGGTTACATTTAATGTTTGCATTATTTTGTGTTATCTTAAACGGTTTAGGAAAAATTGTACTTCAGTTCTTTGATCATATAATACCGTAAAACTTATGGTTATTGCATATAAATTTTCATCACTCACGTCAACAATATCAACAATCGTTTCGGTAATTCTAGGTTCTTCGGCAAGCGCACGAATGATAGCATCCTCTAATGCTAATACTGTAAACGGATTGGCCGGTTCAAATAACAATTCACTTATACCGCCACCAAGTTCAGGATGAAATGGGCGTTCATATATACCAGCCAATACTAAATTCTTAACGCTCAATTTAACAGCATCAATATCTGTTACGGGCCTTATATCATTTAGTATTGGGTGAATTATAAATGATAAATCCAAATCAGAATACAATCCAGTTTTTGCAACTACACTTGATGTAATTGTTGATGAATTGTAATCTGATAAGATGTTACTCATTATTGTCTATTTATAATGTCCGTCCATCTCTTATACCTCCGCTTACAATGCGTACTTCAATTGGTACACCATTTGGTGGCTTGCTTATGCCTCCGTTGTTCACACTCTGAGCAATGATTGATTTGTATAAATCGCTGTCATCACCACAATAGTAATCAATAACGTTGTTTGACATTCCACCAGTATCATGAATTGTAACACGTCCGCTGCCTACAGCGCCTTTGTCTTTAGCATAGCGTATTTCAAGAACGGTTTTACCTTTAAAGTAATTGCTAGCAACACTAGAGCCTTGCACAAGAGGCACACCATATGCTCCATTAAATTGATCTGACGGTTTAAGTTTACCGCTGGCCACCTCACTTGATGTGGTGGCATCAATGGAGGCGTTTCCATATGCGGACATATACAATGGGATCCAATCACCAGTAGCTGCAGCGTTGCGCGAATAATAAGCACGTATTACAATAACATTGCGAGTGATTTCATTTTCAATTATACTAGCGCGGTTATTGTAGTCAATCTGTGTTGCAGCATCCCATTCGGGATGTTTGCTCAATTCATCAGCAACCAATTTAAGATATGTTGCTTTATATTCAGCGTCTTTACTATCATCAGTTGTTCGACTAATATTATCATGATATGAATATGCAAGAGTATTTAATACTGCTAGCATACGTATATAATTTTCCAAAGTTGCACCAGATAGTATAGCCACTTTTGCTGGATCTTTAACAATGTGTTCTTTTAATTGGAAAATAAATGCGTCATATTCATCTTTAGGCTTAGGATCATATGTGGCATTTGCCACAGGATTGGCCACACCACCAACACCTGGCGGAGGAGTATCTAATGGTATTTTTGTTGGGTTACCAACAGCTAATCCGCCTGGAGCATAATTTGGTGATGAACAAATATCCAATGAATTTATATTGTTAAGAATATCGGATATTCCTGAAACCTGTCCAAAGTTATTTAGTATTTCGTTTGTCTTAGCTATTGCGTCCAAACCAGTTAAACCTTTAAGAATGAAAAGCGCATCATTGAGTGACACAATCGTTGCTTTTTTGGGATTGGCCAACGCGGCAATCCTTTTTATATTTTCATAAAGTGCAAACAGTGCACTTAAGTTTGCAATCAAATTGGTTGCGGCTGGATTAGCTGCTATGAGTGCTTCTGCTTTTTTTATACCTAGCAGAAGCAGACGGTGTGGTAAATTTCTAGCACAATCAGCTACGCTTAGCACACTTCGCACGCTTGACAATTCGTGCACTGCAAAATCTATAAGAACCGCAGTATTAATTTCAACACCAATTGTGGCTGATTTGGTATTGGTCAATTCAATATCATCAGAAAAATTTGCACGAGTCGCAGTAATGGTATATGTTGCTAATGTAATGTTGTCTTCGGCTAAACATGTAAGCACAATAATATTGGTTCCAATTGCAATTGGAATATTATTACTTGCTGCACCAGACGCAACATCCAATCCTTCTACATCAATGGATGCATTTGCCGATGTTGCAGTTGGTGTGCAGCGCAGTTGAGTTGTTTCAGTTGATAAGGCAACTGTATAATCATAAACCGTTGGGCTAAAAGATGGCGTCAATTGGCCAGCTGACACATTAATGGAAGAAAGCGTACTAACAGTTGATGCCGCGGCTCTAACCACCGTAAGCGTATATGTTTTTGTAGATGCATCTTCAGCCGTAACAACTATCGTAAAAACATTGTTGCCCACATTTATAAATGTTGCTGCGCTTGGCGAACCGGATGTTACACCAACACCATTTACACTAACTGTGGCCAATCCAGTATCAGCCACGGTTGGTGTTACCGTTCGTGTAGGTGTTTCATATGCCGTGTATGGCATATTTACGGTGTATGAAGTTGTGCCTGCCGCAAACGGAAAAGGCGTCAACGTACCAGCGGTTGTGCTTAAAGCCGAAAGATTTGCATTGGACGATGGCATATTAGTTTAGTTTAATTTTACTTCCTGTTATAATGGCATCACCACCACCAGCTACAACTTTAACTCCTTTGCCTTTGATACTAGTACTGCTTGTTGAGCTAAATACACTACCAGCCGAGGATGTTATGCTTACTCCTTTTGCATTGATATTTGTAGTTCCTCTAGATGCAATATCAATGCTTGCTCCGACTATTATATTGCTGCCAGTTGACACAACCCGGTTGTCGCCAATGACTGTAGTAACATTGGCACCATGAATTGTACTGCTGTTTGTGCTGTATACATCGGTTCTATTGTAACCTCCAATGTTAAGTGTGTTGTTACCGCTTACGCTCAATGTATAATCAGCATGAACCGTTACTTTTGAGTTGCCTCCAATGTTCATTGCATATTCATCAAAAACTTCAGCGAGCATTTGTCGGCCGACCTTTGTTCTTTTGTTTCCTTTTACTGTTTCATTGTAGTCGCCGTTTACTTCAAGATTATAATCACCAGTTACAACAGTATTGCAATTGCCAATAATTATTATATTAGCATGCCCTTCAACTGTAATGTGGTCTTCGCCATGCACCACTTTATAGCCATTTCCATATACAGTAATTGTGCGATCACCGGTTGAATTGATTTCTTCGCTGGTGCCACTTTTATGTTGTCTGTACAGGCGTTCATTGCCTAGTGTATCATCAACTTCAAAAATATGGCCACTCCGCGTCTGTGTAACATTATTAAACGGATATACTGCTGCATCTTTTGGCTGCGGACTACCCCATGATTCATTGTTTGCCATAATTGTATTTATTAAGCAATTATGGTACAAGTACTACGAACAACAGATAAACTACGCGTCTTTGCATAACAACCATTTCCTTCACGACTGCCAGCAGCATTTGTATTTCCTTCAATGGTATTAAAT